GCGCTTCAGCCTGTTCTTTAATTTTAACGATTAAAGGCCAGCATCCGCTAGAGGAAGGAAGGTTTCCCAAAGCCTGCAAGATAAAGTTAATTTCGTTTACGTCTAATTCTAATTTCATGCTTGTCCCCAAGGTGTGCCAGTAGCAGTTACAGGATTCTTCTGCAAAGCAATATTAGCTGCCAGAGCATCTTCTGTGGATTGTTTATCAACAGATTCCCATACCCAGTTCAATACTTCAGCTTCAGTAACTGAGGCATAAGGGATTGTGGGTGTTCCTGCTTGCCAAGATACTGTGGAGTAGATAGAGGCTGTGTATTCTCCATCTACTGCTGTTGCAGTCCAATGGGCTGTGGTGATAAACCCATCAGCAGTTTGATAGTCGGTTTGGGTAACTGTCCAAGTTGTTGTCGTAGTCATGTTTAGACTCCTTGTGTTTGTTGAGCCGCTTGATAAGCCGCAATCACTTCAGCAGTCCAGACTGTATTGCAGATTGCAACGACATTAGCGGGAACGCCTGTCAGGTCTTGTGCGGGTGTAAGGCTTGAACGATGGTAAGTTTGGCTCAATTGAACGCCATCTTCCATGATGCGTGTTGCTTCACGATAGAGGACTGTGCCGTTTTCGGTTACTGTGATTTGGTCAACAGTTGTGGTTTTGGTTAAAGACATTTTGATTTCCTTTGGTTGTGTCCGACTAAGTTATCCAACCTAGTTAATTAAGAAACTAAATACACTGCGTTGAAAAAATAAGCTGAACTATTCGTAAAATTTGCTTGTGTTAATCCAAGAAAAGTGTTTCCATTCCCATATCTGTTGTATGCAGTTGTTTCATAAGCAAGAACTTGAACTGAAACTGGTACAGAACTTCCACCTGCATCAAATTGACCATTCCCGCCATAAGAACGATTTAATGTATCTGCACTAAATGGCAGTCCAGTAAATGTTGCATCTCCAGTTGAAGAACCTTTGTTTGATAATTCAACAAAACCAGTAGCAAAAACATAATTGCCTATTTTTGTGTATCTACCAGTCCTAGTAACGTAAGTAATACCAGTAGAAGAACCACCAAAAGCTAATGTTGGAGTCCAAGTCCCCTCCTCATAGTCATCTAGCGTATTAGCGTCTGATGATGCTGATTGAGTTGCGGGAAATGTGATGCCTGTGCCTGATGTGGTTGCTGTTGCACCGCCAACAGAAATACTTCCATTACTTGAATTAAGTTGTATTGCTAGACCATCACTAAAATTTAAAATATTTACAGTTCCGCTTGCTGTACCGCCTGTCTTATTTGGCTTAATGTACATATTGTCAGTTGACCAAATATAGCCACTAGAAACACCCGCAGAACCTAAAAGCAAACCACTTCCCGCAAAGGAATTTGCTGAACCAGTAATTTGTACTCTGCTGTTAGCACTTGTGTCGCCAATAACAAGTCGCCCACTTGCATCCAGAGTCATCGCCTGAGTAAAGGTAGAAATATCTCCCGCAGTACCTGATGGTGCGTTAAACCAAGCGTGAACACCTGATGCAAGTCTATAATGTGATGCGGCATCTGTGGCTACATATCTGTAATTGCCGTCTGATGCTAAATAAGAATTTTGAATCATTGCAATTCGGTCTGTAGAAAAAGACCAAACTGAACCACCTCCAAATTGCAAAGCCTTTGTGTTACTGGTTGTGTACCAAGCACTTGGTGTAATTCCAACACCTAAATTGCCTGATGATGTAACAACTAAGCGGTCTGCGCTTGCGGTGTAGTCGTACAGACCAAACCGACCATCAGAATCTGCGGTGTATATGCCGTATTTTCTTCCGCTAGTGCTATTCAAAAGAACACGAGGAATAGAAGATGCCGCAACTTCCAAAGTTGTAGTACCACCTCCTCCAGCAGTTGGTGACGAAGTACCAATACCTACATTGATTCCACTAGCCGTATAAAGGCTTGAGGATGTGAGGCGGAAACCTTCTGTGTTGTTTGTACCAAATACTAAAGCAGCATTGGTTGCATTTGTAATTTCAAAGTTACCAGTACTGCTATTTCGATAAATAAGTTGCGCTTTAGTCGAACCAGCAACATCAGTAAAATTTAATGTTGGCGTTGTATCGCTACGAACAGCAGAAGTACCAACAACACCAAATGTAGACCCATCAAAAGTAAGCGCAGAGCCAGTAGCCAATGCACTAGAACTAGATGCGTAAACCACACCGCCTGATGTGAATGATGTTAGGTTTGTACCGCCATTAGCAGTAGGTAAAGTTCCTGTCACACCAGTTGTCAAAGGCAAACCAGTTGCATTAGTCAATGTTGCGCTAGTTGGTGTTCCCAAGACTGGTGTCACCAATGTCGGAGAAGTCGCAAAAACAGCAGAGCCTGTTCCTGTTTCATCAGTTAAGGCAGAACGCAGATTAGCTGAACTAGGAGTGGCTAGAAAGGTTGCTACACCAGTTCCTAGACCTGATACGCCTGTAGAGATTGGAAGACCTGTAGCGTTTGTTAGAGTCGCAGCAGAAGGTGTACCCAAATCAGGAGTAACCAAAGCAGGAGATGTAGCAAATACTGCTGATCCAGTTCCTGTCTCGTCTGTCAAAGCAGAGCGAAGGTTTGCACTAGATGGAGTACCTAAGAAGGTTGCTACGCCTGTTCCAAGACCAGAAACACCTGTACTGATAGGCAAGCCAGTAGCATTGGTCAAAGTTGCGCTAGAGGGCGTTCCAAGGGCAGGAGTAACCAATGTTGGTGATGTAGCAAATACTGCCGATCCTGTGCCAGTTTCATCGGTTAATGCTGAACGCAAGTTGGCAGATGAAGGTGTAGCCAAGAAAGTAGCAACACCAGTACCCAAACCACTCACACCAGTAGAGATCGGCAAACCAGTTAGATTAGTTGCCACACCAGAAGCGGGAGTTCCCAATGCGGGAGTCACCAAAGTAGGACTATTTGACAGAACAACAGAGCCTGTACCAGTAGATGAAGTTACACCAGTACCACCATTGGCAACAGGCAGAGTTCCTGTGATGTCGCCAGTATTGATACTGATTGCATCCCAAGTAGCGTTAGTGCCATCAGTTTGAAGATACTTACTTGCGTTACCTGATTGGCTAGGCAAAAGGTTATTCAGAGCCGCAGTAGCTGTAGAAGCTCCTGTACCGCCATCAGCAACCGCTAAATCAGTAATACCAGTAATAGAACCACCAGTAATTGCGGCAGCAGAGTTATCTGTTTTAGTCGCAATAGCCGTAGCAATATTGTTGAACTCGGTGTCAATCTCAGTACCACGAACAATCTTTAGTGGATCACCAGGAGATAAGTTATCCTTGGTAGCAAAGTTCGTGCTTTTTGTGTAATTACTCATGATATTTTCCCGTTCTTAGATTGAATTTCAATCTTCTGAATTGACAACTGAGTGCCGTTAATAGTGGTTTCGTAACCAGTTTGAACAATCTTACCTGCTCCAGATGCGTTCACATCCAAAGTCTTAATCAATACGCCACCAGAGTACTCAGCAATGCCATATTCAGCAAGACCATACTCATAGTTCTTTTGTTCAGGGATGTAAGCATTGCCAGACAAATAGTTAGCGGCAAAATCAAAGCCCCACTTAATCGTCACATACTGGTTTGATCCACCAATCACTACTGTCTTAATACGCTTTAGAACAGAAATCTGGTCTTGATTGCCTAAGTCAGCATGGTTGGTGAAATACGAAAACCGATAAGTAGAAGCATCATCCAAGTAACTGGCATACTTACCAATGTATCCAGTCTTACCAATATACAAGTCGCCATTACGAAGGGCATACAAAGACTTTGGAGTGATGGAATCCCACTTGGTTACACGAGCCGCACCATCAGGCAATTGCATCTTTGTATCAAAGCAAAAGACTTGGGCAGTTGTTGGCAATGTCAACAAATAAAACGCATTCTTCTCTGAGTAAACAGACTTCAGATTAGCCAAAGTCTCTACTGCCAAAGAAGATACCAAATCAGAGCGAACATTCTTAGATAGGTCACGCAATGGAGCAGACTTCTCTTGAATTGTCCTCATCAAAGAGCGAACTCCTGAGTCTGACAAGAAAATCACATCAGTACCAATGCTTTGAATTGAATCACGAGCAATACATCCAATAGAGCCTACTGTGTCACTCAATTGAAGCGTAGCGGGAGTGGTAGCACCCTGATAAACAAGAATCTGTCGTTTACCAAAGATGAATAAGAAATCATTGTGAGCAGCCAAGCCCATGATTTCATCTGAACCATTAGGCCATACACGAGAAACATCCAATGTTCCTGTCGTGCCACCAGACCACACATGACCTGCAATCAGATCAGAGAAGGTAATCGTTACCTTGTCAGTAGATGTATTAGCAACCCACAAACGACCAAATGCTGAAATGCAGATATTGGCTTGTGGAACAGTACCAACATAACCAGTCTTCTCAGAAACTCTACGATAAGTAGTTGTACTTACAGCAGGGTCATAAATCAATGGGTCATAGCCAGACTGGAAAAAGTATGTGATTCCATTTAAACTAGCGCAATGCCAGTTGTTTGCTGTAATGGTAGGAGCAGTACCGCCTCCTCCATAAGTCAACTCAGTCACAGCATTAGCCGTTCCTAGCTTAAATAACTTGTTGTTACCAGCAAACAGAACAGTCAATGTGCCATCAGTCTGAACTAACTCATGGATAACAGTTACATCATTAGAGCCTAGATTACCAGACGCAGAGTTAACCTTTGTCCAACCTTTTCTAGCACCAATACGACCATACTGGTCAATCACGCAATTAGACGCAACCAAAGCAAAGCCAGAAGACAAATCCAATGGAGAGTCTTGTGTATTCAGCCCATAGAACCCAGGCGCTGAAATGCTGTTACTTTGTAGTGGAGAAGCCATTAGACTGCCTCAAACATTGATTCTTCAGGATAACGAGTGCTTTCTGTTGCAATAGCATCAGATAACATTCCTCTAAACAAAGCATAAGCCTCGGAAGAGTTAGTTCCTCCATCCTCACCACGCTCAATCAAAGCACGAGCATACGCACTCTGAGTCACCAAATAATCCAATACCTTCACAGTATTGCTATCAGATGTCAATTGAGCTTGAGGAATAATCACATCAAACAAGATTGTGTAAGCGCCATCAGGAATTGGGTACAAATCAATCTTTGTGTCACCACTAGAATCTACCCCATTGAAGCAGTATTCAGATGGGATTCCTTGAACAGGAGTTACAAAGTTCAACTTACGATTCATGCTCGTAAAAACAATATCTCCCAACACAACATTGCTAGTTGTATTCAAAGCATCCATCACACGGAACTTCTGACCTGATCCAGTCAAAGCATAAGAGTGTGTGCCACCAGTAGTCGTTACTGTGATTGTTTGTGACAAGCAATTCCATGTGTAAGCATCTTCAATCTGACGCTTTGCATCATTGACAAACTTGCCAATCAATGCGGAATAAGTGGTTTCTGATACTGTAGAAACAGTAGTCTCACGCAAACGAGTGAGAACATCATTGACTAATTCTAGATATGTCATGTTCGTTGCGCTCCTTCAACCTCAAATGTGGCAATCACAGAAATTGTAGAGCCAGACTCTGAAGTTGCTGTTAAATAGTCACCCTCTTCCATCACAATGTACTGGTTAACATCAATTTCAGCATAAGTTGCTTTAGCTGTTAATGTGTATTCATTTGTAATGAGAATAGAAACACTTGCACTTGAATCGTACCAAGTGAAGCTAATGTGTTTGTTTGATGAGCCGTTGTTTGATGCGTGCAGAAGCACACACTTGGCATAATAGCCAGTCGGTACTGTGAACAGCGTAGTAGCTGTTGCAGCAGTTAGATTTGCACCGACAGACCTTGCTCTCATTTACTGTTCCTCTTAGAGATCGCTTTAGCTTTTGCTTTAGCGTCTTCCTTGGACGATGCTCCCCAAGCTCTAAGAGAAAGTAAAAGTCGGGTAGGCTTTCCATCTTTCATCTCAGCGCCAGGCATATTGCCCATTCGTGCTAAAAAGGATGCCCTACGAGGGTTATCTCCCGACTTGACTGGTGCTTTTAAATTACCACCTGTTTCTGCATTATACGATGCTCTTCCTTTGGCATTCAAGCCCCCAGAAGCAGATTTTCCTTCTTTTCTTTGCCAAGCAGGAGTCTTCATTTCTTCTTTGCTGTTTTAGCAGCAGCCTTGAAAGCGGCCTCTGTCGGAGCGCCTTTTGAGCCTACCTTACGCATCTTTTCCTTAGACCCCGCCTTGATGCGTTCTCGTTTGGCATTGATATTGGCGTAAAGACCCTGTTTCATTTCTTTTTCTTCATCTTAGGCTTAGACATACCCGCTTCAGACAAAGCAATGGCAACCGCTTGTTTACGAGAAGTAACCTCTGGGCCTTTCTTCGATCCAGAGTGCAGTTTACCTGCCTTGTACTCTCGCATCACCTTGGCAACTTTGGTAGCGGGTTTCATTTACCACGACCTGATTTCTTCATCATGTTAGTCGCTGTACGACCACCACGAGTAGGCATAGCACGAGGCTTACCAACAGCAATCATAATAGCCAAAGGCATAGATTTCTCTTTCTTCTTTGGCATCTTAGAGCTAGTCATTTTGGTTTTTCCGTACATGATGTTTCCTTAACGAATTATCTTGGTTGCAACAAACGAAACAATGCCGCCAACTACAGAGGCAATTGCCATCCCAACAAACATTCCACCTTTGGACTTGTTTGCCATCTCTAAAAGGGCTTTAATATCTTCACGCATTGCATGAACTTCGTTCTGTAGAGCCTCTACTTGGGCTTCTAACTTACCGAATTCTCGTGGATCAATATCAGACATTTGCGGTCTTCCTTGGACGACCCATCTTCTTGATAGGCTGTGGTTGAGACAATATTAAAGGCTTCTCAAAGACTTCTTTCTCTTCTTGGTCAATTCTTACATAACCCGCATGACCCTTCATGGTATCAATGTCATGTTGAATGGTAAATGTTACTGTTTGCCCACTTTGTAAGCATCGAAAGGTTGCCATAAGAATCTCCAGAAAAAAGGGGGTTATTAGCCCCCTTTAGATTAGACCATGCGAGCTACAACAATACGAAGTGTTGCAGAAGCTAAGTCAGCAGTTGAACCAGACTCATTCTGAATGCGGAACTTAACTGTGTTTGCAGCAGAAACATAACCTGTTACTGTCAAACCAACCAAATCCACACCCAAAGAAGCGCCCAATACGATATCACCCAAAGCAACGCCAGGGATTGTGATGTCGTCAGTTTCGCCAGCGCCATCTACCAATGAACCTGCGTCCAAAGTAGCACGAACTGACCATGTATCGTTAAACAAACCACGGAACTGGTCGTTACCACGACGAGATACTACCGATGTTGCGGTTGCCATAATAAATTCCTCCTAGATTAAGAAAAAATCCCCCCACCGATTAAGGCGAGGGGAAAGTGGCAACAATTAGGCTGGAACTGCCAAGGCAAAAGCACCAGATGCGTTAGCGGCAGAGCTAGTAGCGTTTGTACGCAGAGCCTTCACACCATAAATGGTGTCAGCAGTAAACAATGTACCAAGGTACTCTTGCTTGTACTGAGTCTGTGAACGGATACCCAATTGCTCAACCAAGACCATAGAGTCTTTGTGACCCATCAAGCAGATGCGGTCAGCGCCAGAAGAACCAGCACCGAAGTCAGCATTAGAAGATGAGAACACAGCCATGCCGTACAACTGACCGATTTCACCATTGCGGATTGCATCGCCATTGCCAATGAAGGCTTGCTCGGTGTAGCGAGACAGACCCATCAATGTATTACGGCTAGAAGGAGGAATCAGGAAGAAGCGACCATCCATAGGAATGTCGTTGTCGTCCAAACGCTGAATAGTGCGACGAATAGCGGCATCTGTCAAAGCGGCTGCATTTGAAGATGTGCTGTTGTAAGCAGTAGTACCATCAGAGCCGATATAGGCTTTAGTGGTTGTATTGCTTGTTGCATAGTCGTCAGTACCAACTGTAGCGCCATTGAAAGCACGACCCAATTGAACCAAGTCTGTATCGATGCGACGAGCCAAGGCATAACCTGCGTCTTCTGTGTAGAAAGAACGCAAAGATGTCAGGGCTTGAACTTCGACGATGTCTTCGATCAAACGTGAGTACTCATAGTGCTTGTTAATCAACACTTGAATGTTTGTGTCGCTTTCAGCAATCAGAGTAACTGCATCTGTAGCGGCTTTAGCTGTAGCAGAACCACGAGCTGGGCTAGGGATGTTAACTGTGTCACCCTTTTTGCCTTTGAAAGACATCTTCTTGACCAAGTTGGCCAATACGAGGTTCTTTTTATAGGCGGCAACAATTTCATCACTCCAAATCTCTGGAATGAAGTTAGCTGCGGATGTAGTGGTTACACTATTTGTGGGGGAAAAGGCGGTATTTGCCATGATTAAATCTC